CTCAAACCAGTATCCGCCCGTGTAAGTAAACCGCACCTGCGCCCAGTAAGGCCCCGCATCCGGCGGCTCCGGCAAATACACCACCCCCGACGACTGGCTCACCGACCTCGCCCACCCCGCCTCCTGCACAAACCAGCCATCCGCATCTTGCAGCTTCACCTCGATCCCCGACACCACCTCAATCGGATACCTCGGCAGGATGAACGACGCCCGGTCCGCCTGGAACACCACCTGGTCCCCCACCGCCCGCCCGAACTTCCGATTACAGAAGTTCTCAAAGTCATTCGCCACCCCCTGCCCCAGGTCCACCATCACCTGGTCAAACCGCGTCTCTCCCGCCATCGTATTGGATGGCAGCAAATGCCGCTTCAGCGTATCCAGATTTCCCAGTCCCGCGTTCATTTCATCCCTTCACGTTTCACGTTTCACGTTTCAACCTTTAGCCTTTAGCCTTTAGCCTTCAGACTTTCCCAACCATCTCCCGCAACACCCGCTTCGCCTGTCTCCGGTTCTCCACTTCCTCCGGATAAATCATCCGGTCCACCACCGGCCCCGCCATCACCCTCGACCTGGTCCTCGGGAACATCTCCTCATTCCCCCGCGGTTCCCGCCTCCGGTTCTTCGGCAAAAATTCTCTCGGCATAACTCAGCTCTTCATTCTGCATTCTGCATTCTGCATTCTGCATTCTGCATTCCCCGGTCAAAACCTGGCGACGGCTAACAAACAAACCGCCGCCAGGCCCACCCGTGCCCAACGCGGCGCGCCTACTCGTAGCGCGCCGTAATTGCATCCAGCGACCCAGCCGACGTGCTATTCAGCAGCACCTGCACCGGCCGGCCTTTATTGCCCACGTAGATCGCCTCGCCCGACAGCACCCGGTTCGTGAACACCCCTGTCCACAACTTCACCGCCGTGCTCATCTTGTAGATCTGATCCCCGATCCGCGTGATCGGCACACTATTGGCAAACACGATATTCGTGCTGCCCGTAAACGATGCGATGGCCTGGTTCGTAATCACCCCAGCCGCCGTCTCCAGCACCACCTGGTCGCCCGTGGTGAACCCATTCGTGTAGGCCACGTCGATCGTGGTCCCCGACGCATTGCTCTTCGTGATGCTCAGCGGCGTCACCCCCGTGCTCAGCAGCAGATTCGCGCTCGCCAGGTCGCTCGATGCGATCGTCTGCACCACCCGCACCTGTTGCCCCGGCGACGATGCAAAGTAAACCACGCTCGTGGTCGTCCCGCTCGCCGCCAGCGTCACAAACGTCGGCACCGTATATTGCGCCCGCACCGGCAGCGCCAGCCCGACCATCAGTCCCATCACTCCCATCAGTCCCATTCTTCTCATATTCATATCAGTATTCTCTTTCTTTGAACTGCCCCCCGCCCTTACCCGAAGGCGTCAGGCGAGGGGCTCCTAGGTAAGTTTCTGCTTTCTGCTTTCTGCTTTGGCTCAAGCCGCCGCCGTCCGCAGCGAACTCATGGCATCGATCGCCATCATCTCCACGTCGATCCGTTCCAGCGCCCGCATCGCGATCTCGTCAGACGTGAAATACACGTCCAGCGAAGTCTGCACCCGCGGAGCCCCGCGCTCGCCCAGATACACGTAGGAAAGGTCGCCGAAGAACGCCACGTCCTTCGCCGCCGCCGCCGCCGTCCCATACGTCTGTGCCACCCCCGTCCACCGAATCGGGAAACCGTCCAGCGTCGCCTGCCCATTCGGCATCCGCTCATAGATCCGCGGGTTGTTGATCGTGTTGAACGTCACCAACAGCGCATCAAACGTCGGATGTAGGTAGTACGCCGAGTTGAAGTATGCCGCCGCGTTCACCTTCGCCCGCATCGCGCGGAACTCATTGATGGTCGCATCGCTCGGCTTCGTCTTGCCCGCCGACAACTGCACCGAGTAGGTCAACGCGCCCGCCGCATTGCAATACTTGCCGACGCCGGAAATGTTCGCATACGTCGCCGTCCCGTCCCCGTTGAACGCCGTGTCATCCTCGCCGGAAGCAAACCGGCGCGCGATATACCTCGCCAGGAACTGGCCCAGCGGGATGAACGTGTCTTCCTCGATTTCCGTCGGTATCGCCACGATCCCGCCGAACTTGTTCGCGGTAAACGTCACCGTCTCCGCCGTCACTTCTTTCTTGCCCACTGCCTGGCTCATGCCGGCCGTGCCCACGCCCAGGAAGGCAAAGGCATCTTCCCCAGCCTTCAGCCGCGGCAGAATCACCGTCCCGGCCCCCAGCGGGAACACCGTCCCGAATTGCCGAATCTGCCCATACTTCCACACCAGCTCCACCACCTGCGGCACGTAAACCGTCGGCAGCGGAACATCCGTCCCGCTCAGCGACACCGCCGCCCGCTGCTGGATGCCCAGGCTCTCGCACGCCTCGCCGATCAGCCGCTGCTGCACCGTCTCCTCGCGCCAATGGCTCGGCCACTTCTGTTGCTGCGCGCACGCTACGATATACAGGGAGGAGATTGCCCGCGCGCATTCGTCGCTCACGAAACCCACATCCCGGCCCTCAGCATTCCGCCGATAGCTCACCCCGCTCGCCTGCTTGTTCCGCAGCAGATCCTTCTGGAGCTTCTTCAGCTCCGTATGCAGCTCGTCATTCTTCTTCTGCTCCGCCTTCAGCAATCCCGGCAGCGCCTTGATCGTCGCCAGCCCGCCATCCATCTTCGCCAATTCCGCCAGGTCCTTGAACATGGCGTCATAGCCCTTCATTCCCCCCAGGATGCCCTGGAACTCTTTTACCTGCTCTTCAGTCAATGCGTTCATATCTGTTTCCGTCTTTCTCGTTGTTGAACCCTGCTAGTTAAGGTTCAGTTAATGGCCCCTCAACACACTGTTAAGCGACCGCCCTAGCTGCAATAACTGCGCATCGATGGCTCTGGAACCGGATGCGCCGGCCAAGGTCCCAGATCCCGCCTCTTCACCGCAAAATTCTCGCAGGAACTCCGATACGTTCCGCACGTGTTCCTTCGTCGTCGCGCCCGATTTCAGCGCCGCCCCGATCGTCGCCCCCGGATTCGCCGGCACCACCACCATGCTCACCTCCAGCAGCTCCTGCTTCGTATAGATCCGCTCCGCCCCATCCTTCCCATTCCCCTTCTCCCACTCGATCGGAATGAACCCCACACTCTGGCTCTTCAGAAACCCGCCCTTAGCCAGGTCAAACGCCAACTGCCCCATCGGATTGCACAGCGCGAACTCCACCCGATTCACCAGCTTCCCCTCCACCACCCCGATACTCTGCGCCCGCCCCAGGATCTTCGTGATGCTCGAATAGTCATGGCAGTCTGGGATTACCGGGTTCGCCTTGAAATTCTCCAGCAACCACCCATCCGCCCGCACCCGCTCGCTATACCGGTCCAGCGTGTCATCACTCGCGATGAAATCCATCACCGGCCCATCCACCAGCTTCACCTCACATCGCAGCCCACCCCGCAGCCCCTGCTTCCCCCCGTTGAGTGTCACCACCCGCTCGCCAAATTCAGTCAATGTCTTCATAGTCTTCACGTTTCACGTTTCACGCTTCATGTCCGCAACAGTGTTTCCCTTTTTGCGTCTCTTGCGCCTTTTCGCGGCTAAACTTCATCGTCCCCAACCCAAATACCCTAAACGTCTCGCTCTCCTCATCCTCCGATTCCTTCATGGCCGCCAACTGCACACACTGGCAATTGATGATATTCCCCGGCGAGGCCCCCAGGCTATCGTCCCCCGGATACATCATCTGTTCCCCCTCCCCGTCCAGATCCACCACGAACGCCTGGTCAATCGGAATCGGGTTATCAATATAGGCTGCCTCCGCCGCCGCATGTCCCGCCCGCACCCGCGGCCCGTGGGAGGACAGCCAAGCCTTATACTCGATCCCCGCGTCCCCCAGCGCCTCATGTCGCGCCGCATTGAACGCCAGATTCGTCTCCGTGCGTGCCACCCTCACCGCCTCCGCATCCGTCAAATTGTTAAATACCCCCTTCACCCGCGCCGCCAGCTCCGCCGTCGTCTCCCCCGCATCATACCCCGCCTCCAGCGACGTATTGAGCTGGTCCCGCACCACCCCGCCCACCCCCATGATCGGCTGACTGCGGCCCGACAGAAACTCCGCCACCTGTTTCGGCGGCATCGCCCACGGCCCCGTCTCCCCCACCTCCCGACGAGCCTCCTCGCCTGCCTGCTGCAACGCCGCCCGAATCGGATGCTCCACCACCAACCGCAGCGCATTCCCAAACTCACCCGCCGAGAAAATCAAATCCACCAGCCCCCGCTGTTCGATTTCTGCTTTCTGCTTTGTGCTTTCTGCTTTCTCCAAGTGCACCACATCCAGCTTGGCCAGCGTCTTGGCTCGAAACTCATTCAGCACCCGCCCCACCTTCGCCTTGATCGTCTTCACCATCCCCGCCCTGGCCCTCACATGACGCTGCCACAGCGCCGCCGTATTCGGATTTCGGATTTCGGCCTTCCTTCGGCCTTCGGGTTTCGGGTTTCGGATTTCCCCCATCAGCCGCAATCCCGCTTCCAACGGCGTCCCATCCTCCCGCCCCTCCTTCCCATCGCTCCTCGGGTTATCATCCGGCTTCGTCTCCGCCCCCTCCGCCCCCTCCGCCTCCTCCGTCCCGTCATCATCTTCCCCTGGCATCTCCTGTTCCGCATCCGCCGGCTGCAAGTTAAACGCCAGGTATCCCCGGTCTCCCCACGCCAGATTCTCAAACCCCAGGTCATAAACCCGGTTGATCATGTTGAACGGCACCCCCATCGCAAACGCCTTCCCCGCACTATCCAGCCGCGCCCGCCGCGCCTCCTGCATCACCGGCAGCCCCTCGATGTCAAACCATCCCACCAGGTCATCCCCAAACGTCGCGATGATCGGCGCCACCGCCGACTCGATCCGATGGCACCGCGCCGCCAGCGTCTGCTCTACAAACGAATGTTGCTCCACCGACATCGCCTGCCCCCCGCCGCTCAGCGACCCCGCCTTGCTATCCGAAAAACCCATCAGCGTCTCCGGCACCTTGAAGATCGCCCCAATCTCCTGCCGCAACAGCCGCCGCGTCTCCAAAAACTGCATATCCACATTGCTGATCGTCGGCTTCTCAATCTTCACGCCCGAGGACAAAAACAACGGCCGGTCCGGCGTCCCCGCCTTCCGCTTCCGTTCCCGCAGCGCCGCCGTGAACTGTTCCCGCTGTTCCGGCGTCAGCGCCTGGTCCGTGGTCGCGATAATGCCCGTGTCCGCATTATTCATCAGCAACCCCTTCTGAAACATCTCCGCCGCATAATCCGCGCTCGCCGGCAGCATCGCCACCAACAGCGGGCTCATACCCCGCCAATACAAATAAGGATTCATGCTCCGCGAATGCACCACCTCACTCGCCAGCAGGATCTCCGACGGCAGCGGCGACAGCAACGGACTCCCCGTATAGCGCCACCCCTCCAGCTTAAACCCCACCACCATGTGCCAGAACATCCCCGTGTCCAACGTCAGCATCCCGCACACCCGCGGATTCCGCTCACTCAGATCCACCGGATTATCGTTTGCGTCCAGCGGCACAATAAAAAACTCACCCCGCAGCGCATCCCAGGAGACCACTTGTTCCCAGAACAGCGTCTTGCTCATGCTCGAATGTGGCCGCTCAAACAAATCCACCACCGGCCCCTCCTCCACAATATCCTCCCACAGCGCCCGCCGGCAGAACTCCCGCCCCCTCGCCTCCGACGCCCCCGCCAACGCCCGCACCTTCCTCGCCGTCGCCCGCGACCTCACCCGTGAAATCCTAAACGGTATCTGCGCCAGATTCTCCGCCAGCACCGACACCGCAATATAGATCCACGCCGACTGCATATACGGCGACGTCATCTTCGCCCCCTGGTCCGTATCCGGGATGTCCATCCCCTGCACCCAGGACTGCAAATCCGCCGAGATCCCCTTCTGCCCCGTCAGCCAGTTCCCAAGTCGCTGTCTCAGCCCCATATCGCCTCCCCATTCTGCATTCTGCATTCTTCCTTCTGCATTCCCCCGGCGACTCCCTTCAGGAAGGCCATTAAGACCCCGTTAACGCTTCGATAGTGCCCTCGCAGCCCCTGCCCGCCCCCTTCATACCCCCCAAACGCCAAATCGCCCCCACGGCCCTCCGCCATTGGCTGTTCGCTGTTCGATGTTGGTTGTTCGATGTTCATTTCCGGTTTACCTCATTCCCCCACGCATCAAACCCTGGCCTTCTCTGCCTGGCGAAAATATCAATCCGAGGCTCCGCACTCTGCTTGGCGATCATCTCATACGCTTCACCCGGTTTCTCACTGTGCCTCCGAGGCCGTGGCCACTCATGCGTCTGAATCGGTGCCGGCAGCACGACCGGGGTTCCTTTCCTGACTCCTCGAAACAAAAACTCGCTATCATGGCGCATCCACGTGCCGAGGCCTGCACGCTTGCGCCATATAAATAGCCCCGCATAAGAGAAACCCCACGACTGCATCAACAGCCCCGCATCCACCATGTTGCGGCTCGTCGCCCAAAGCCACAAATCCGCATCATCCGTGCAAATCTCATCTATCCGAAGCGCCGACAACTGAAACCCTGAAAGAGCTGAATAAGGCAGCACACACCCAACCGTCCCCACACCTTTGAGACTCCGGGATGATCCAGGTCCCGGCCACGGCGGATCAATAACCACGGTCTTGTAATATTTCTCCGGCAGCCTCTTCATTTCTTCACCAAACATATTCATCGCGTCTCGATTCCCCATTCGGATTTCGGCCTTCGGCCTTCCTTCGGCCTTCGGGTTTCGGTCTTCGGATTTCATCTTCACGCTCAGCACACAATCGCAAAAACTTGATTCCCGCCATCTCCCGCCGCCTTCACGCCCAGCGCCCCGGCCGTGCAGCGGTCGCTATGGCCTTCCTTGGTCCTTGGCGCCCAATAGTTGTACTCCCCGTTCAATACCACCTGTTGCATCGCGTGCAGATCCTCGCGCACCGCCCGCGAGATTGGGATCCGCACGCTGGTAGGAGCCTCGAACCGCCGCCGAAACTTCGGGAACATCTCCCGCTTCAGCCCCACCGTGAACGTGCAAAGCTGCACCTTCCCATACTTGTGCGCCTCGGGCTTCCACTCCTCGAACTCCCGCGCCGCATAATCCCCAAACCCAATCCCCGGCCCCGTGTAATCCAAACACGTCCGCGTCGAACGCCGTATCCGGCTCGCCAGTATCCGGTTCTGATCCACCGTGCTCATGTTCTTCAACACGAGCACCTCCCGCGTGATCAGCAGCGGCCCCACCTGTTCCCACGTCCACGACACCGTCGGATCATTCGTCCGCCCAAAGTCGATCCCCGTAAACGTCGGATTATTCACCCCGCCGCTCCGCACCTCCCAGAAGTCCGCCGACACGCTTTCCGTCGCGTCCGCGCTCTCCGCCAGCGCCAGCAGATCGTAAGGCAGCAGCACATTGCTCGTGTCCGTCGGATGGCACTCATATTCCTGCGCCCATGCGTCCGGATCATCCAGGCCCGCCTGCAGCTCCTCGATGTTGACCGGCAGCCCTTCCGCCTGCGCCGTGTAGATGTCCACCAGGTGACCCGTGTAGCCGTTCTCCGCGCGCTTCTCCCAGAGCTGATAAAACTTGTTGTCCCGCCCGTTGAACGTCGAGACCACCCGAATCTTCATCTCCCGCCGAATACCCTCCACACTCTCCCCAGCATACATCGCCCGCACCCGCTCCAGAAACGTCCCCGCCAACGGATTGCTCAGGCTAGGGAACATGGCCGCCCAAATCTTGTTCGGGTCCTCGTGGTAAGCGAACTCATCCAGGATCACATTCGCCGAGTAGCCCCGCGCCGTGCTCGGGTTCGCCGGGATCCCGATGATGCGGCTGCCGTTCGCAAAACGTATCTCCGCCTGCTTCAGCAGCGCCTCGGCTACGCTCCGGTCCTCGGCATAGTCCTCGATCGCCAGCTTGTAAGCCTGCGCCCATTCCTTAGCCTTCTCCAGCCATTCCAGCGCCTGCCGCTCGCCCGCCGAGAGGCACACCCACTTCGTCCCCGGATCAGTCAGCGCATCCGTCGTAGCCTCTGCCGCCGTCGAGAACGATTTGCCCGTCTGCCGCGACCATACCCCGATCTTGAATCTGGCCGAGTCGCTCACCCACCGCGCCTGGTAAGGCATCAGCAGATCCAGCGGAGACACCTTCCTCCCATTCCTCTCATTCTTGGAGCCAGCCTTCATCGCTTAAAAATCTCGCGGATGCGTTTGGCCTGGTCGTCGCTCGAAAGATTCGAGTCGAGCACCGCCTCCGTCTTGCTCGCCCGTTCCGCCGCCTCTTCCAGCAGCTTGAGCTTCCGCTCCCCCTGCTTCAGCTTCTCCCCCTCCAGCGCCGCCCGCGCCTTCCCGCTCATATAATCCAGCACCGTCTGCTGCATCCCATTGGCCAGAGCCAACAGCTTCGGGTTCGCCCTCCCATTCACCTGCAACGTCATGATCAGCGTCTTGCTAATGTCGATCAGCCGCTCCACCTCCGGCGCCGGGTTCGCCGCGAAGGCCGCATCCAGCTCCCGGTTCATCTTCCCGCCCGACGCGATCACCGCAAACATTTCCCGCTCCGCCAGCTCCTGCCGCTTCCGCGCCAGAAACTCGCTCAACGACGACAGCGCCACCTTGCACCCATCCTCTCGCAAGTCCGCCTGCATCTCCGCCAGCGTCTTGCCCTCGCGCTCCCAGTCATCTATCCGGGCCGCAAACGGGTCCAACTTATTCGGTCGCGCCTTCATTCACGTTTCACGTTTCACGTTCCGCGTCAAAGCCGCCTCGCCAGCAATTCCCCCGCCCCCGTCAGCCCCCACGTGATGCTCCGATCCGCACAGCTCGTGATGCCTTCCAGCAGCTCTTCCCCTTCCAGTTCCCGCAGCGCCTGCCTAAAATCGCTCCCCAGCAGCGCCGGCTGCAATGCCCGGCACGCATCCTCCAGCGCATCCTGCTTGATTCCCGCCACCCCGGCCGCCAGCGCCGCCCTCAAAATATGTCGCCGCGTTACGTTGATTGGATTCATTTCTTCAGTATGATGTTGTCCAGCTTCGTATCGATCCGCGTCAGTTGCGCCGTCTGCAAATCCGTGGCCACCTTCAGCCCGCCAATCTGCTCCTCGAACCGGCTCAGCCGACCCTGTAAAACCTCCGCATCCTTCTTCCGCTCCTCGCGCACCTGCCTCACCTCGAACCCCAGCGCCGCCGCCGCCCCGCGCTCCACCCCGCCCAGCTTCGAGAACAAGTGATCCACCGACTGCTTAGCCGACTCGTGCAGCCGATCGCAGTGCGCCTTCGTCACATACCGATCCGCCGCCTCCGCCTGCACCGCCGCCGCCTCCGGCTGCCCCCGAAACTCCCTTACCAGCTTCAGCCCGGTAATGATGAGCCCCATGACAAACAGCAGACACGCCAGCCACGCCGCGATCCCGATCGGCACGCTGTCTGTCCCTGGCATGTTATTCATCACATTCGTCATCTCGTCTTCATCCCTTCACGTTTCCCGTTTCACGTAGTCACGATCGTCTCGCTCAACCGCAGCAACGGGCTCCTCGCGATCCAATCCGGCGGCACCCTATACGCCTCCGTCCGCGCCAGCAGCTCCACCCCTACATCCCAGCAATTCCCAAACACCAGTTCCGAACAAAACAGCTTCGCCTCCCACCGCTCCCGGCTCGACCGCCTCGAAATAAACCGCAGCACCGAAACGTAATCATACGGCGTCCCCAATGTTTTCATCGCCAGTCGCCATATTCGCTCAGCTCGCAACTTCGTCAGCGGCTCAATGAACTCAAACAAGTCAACCACTGTCCCCGGCGTATGCTGCTCACTCAGCGAGTGCACCAGCCTTACGCACGGCTGCCACGCCTCGATCACGTCCCCATTATCTGCCAGCCAGGCCGCATGAGAATACCGGCTCCGCGTCTGCCACCGTATCAGCCGCGAGATCAGCGACGTTCCCTGATAGAGCGCGATTCTCATTCCTTCTCCGTAGCAGCCGACGGCAGTCGGCTCTGACTCATTTCCAGATCCGTGTGCCGTGTAGCAGCCGACGGCAGTCGGCTCTGACTCGTTTCCATATCCGTGTGCCGTGTAGCAGCCGACGGCAGTCGGCTCTGACTCGTTTCTTCATCCCCGATCAGCGGCAACGGATGTTCCGCCACATAAGTCACCCCATGCCACACCAGCCCCGCCACAAACACCGCGCACCCCTGCTTGATGGAGATCGCCAGATCCGGCCACCCCGCCGCCCCGATCACCGCCGTCCCCGCCCAGGCCTTCACCGCCACCGCCGACCCCAGCACAGACCCACGGATCAGCCCC